GCTTTTTACACGCCTACTCCCTTAGCAGGGGAAAGAAAAACCTTGATTTATCAATACTTTGCGGGTTTTTGTAGGCTATGTTGTAAGCTACGCGACAGCACTCAACGGAACTTTTGGGGTCTTAAGATGGCCTGAATTCCCCGAAATTTGTAGGCTACGCGGGGAATTTTCGCTCTGAAATAATATCATTCCTTGCCGCCTTTGTCAAGAACATTGACGGCGTCGTGGGCGCTCTGCATATCGGGATGAATATAGCGCTGGGTGGTTGCGAACTTGGTATGCCGCATGATCTCCTGTATCACGCTGGGCGCAGTCTTGGCGAGCGCCAGCGCCGTCGCCGTGGTGTGGCGGCACGAGTACGGCGGCAGATCGCGCACCTTAGCCCGCGCGAGGGCGGCATGATACTCGGTATAAAAATTGTCCACATTCATGCCGACGATGCGCCCCTTCTTGCTGCTGACGTTGGCGAGGATATCTTGCACGAGCGGTTCGAGCCAGTCAGGATAGACCAGCGGCGTGGCCTTACGCTTCTTGGTTTTCAGGCCACAGCCGACGATCTCGTGCGTATCGGTGTGTATCATGTCGGCCGTGCAGCGCAGCAGCTCACCGGGCATCATGCCGCTATATATCATCAGCAGTGGGAAGCGCATAAACAAGTCACCGTTGTCGTAGGCCGTCCACATTGCATTTATCTCATCCCCTATAAACGGCTTTTGCTCCGTTTCGGTAAGCGGCGGCAGTTCGATAAACTCCGCGAGGTTTGTTCGCGCCTGCCCTTCGGCGACGGCGCGCTTGTATAGCTTGCGGAGCATGGTTTTCATGTCCTTCGCGGGATAGTACGTATCAGTTTGCGAATCCACGCAACTTTGCAGATTATCTATTGTAAGCTCCGCTACGGGTACATTTTTGATGGAGTCTAGCCGACGCCACGCGATATCATGCGCACACTGCTTGGAGCTGCCGAGCTTATCGTATGCGCCGCTCTTTTCCCACCATTTATGGTAGTCGCTGAGCGTAGGCCGGTACGCCTGTTTTGGCTCGGTATCCGCAGGACTGGCCGCAAAGGCGAGCGCGGCGGTTTTGGTCGGGAAGCCTCCCTTCGTTCCGCGCCGCTGGTGCAGGCTGCCGGACGCATCAACAAACGTATCGATAGTCCATTGCGCTGTCCATGTCTTGCCGCGCCGGTACGCCGTGCCCTGCCCGTTCCCACGCCCCCTACGCGGCTGCGCGTTTTGCCGCGCCCCACAAAACATGCAAAATGCGCTTATATCCGGGATTTCTTTTCTGCACTTACGGCATATCATTTCCTTAACATCCTCAGGGCGTACACCATGACACACACGGCGGCAACGACTATCAAACCAAAAATAACAACAAGGACGCTGGATCCGGCGGACTGAAAAAGCCCAGCCGTTGCAAACTGGGCATCCCACACCATGTACGAGATTAAACACACGAGCAGCAGGGCGCAGACAGCTAAAAGCGCGCATATGACAGGTCTGCGGCTTGCAAGCTGCGCTTTGAGCATGGCGTTTACCTCTTCGAGCCGCTTGACGTCTCCGGCCTGACGGACATTATCCATTTCAAGCTCATGCACGGCGGCGAGGTCTGACGCGGGGCAAAGCCCGCACAGTTCATCCAGAGACAAGCCGAGGGTATCACATATCGCTGCCTGCTCAAATAGCTTTGGATTTGGCGCCGTATCGGCGCTCTGGGTGGCTATAGCAGAGTATGATACGCCGGACTGTTCCGACAATTCGGCGAGGGAAAGGCGCAAGTCATTACGCGCGTCGGTTACTTTACGATTATAGCTGTCAAAGAACGGGATAAGGCGCTGATACGGGGTCATTTCACACACTCCCAAAAGTTTTCTTTGTTCCCGGCAACGGGGAAAAGGTCTTTTGCCGCAGACCGAGACGACATCTCTAAACCGGGCGTGGACTATGCCGGGCGCAGATGATAGGCTATAAGCGTAGCAGATAAGTCGGTTTACAAGGTATCTGTTACATGCCCCGGCGGAGGCTGGCACCAATGCCGGGGCGCGTTTTTAACGATTGCGGGCAAAGATGACGCGCAGCATGGGAAGAAGCTGGGTGAGAAAGTACAGCGCGAAGCAGATGTAAAACACGAGTATCCAGCCGCTGAACGGCATCGACAGCGCACGGAAGAAACCCCATACATATAAAATAAGCTGGATTATGCCGCCAATAGTCGGCGCAAATGTCGCAATAGTGGTAACGATGATGGTGACGCCGACGCCAAACTTGAACACAGTGAACAGCGGAACAAAGGCATATAGCATAGTGAGCGCATACCAGACCGCGATACCGAAAGTGCCGAGTGAGTTTGCAAGCTTATCGCGCAGTGTGTTCATAAAAGTCCCCCTTTTTGTTCATAGATTATACATATTTTAACACGATTAGCCGCATACCGCTATACATGGACTGTACAAATTTGTTTCGGAAAATAATGCAAAATGTACAAAAGGGAGGAACACATGGGAAATTACGAGTTAACGGATGAAGAGAGAAACTTGCTGCTGATGCTGAGAGAACCAGGAGGAGAGAAAAGGTTCAGGAGTATTCTGAAAGAGTTAGGATTGCTTTCTTCTTTTCTTCAGGCAGTGTCCGCCACCACTCAATAAGGCGCGCTTCATCCTCGGTAAGGCTGGTTTGATTTTGCTTGTCGCCGACAAGCGTCGATAAGCTGACATTAAAGAAATCTGCAATCGCCTCAAGCGTTTCAAAGCTGGGCTTGCGTGCGCCGTTCTCATACATACTTATGGAGCTTTTTACTACGCCAAGTTTATCCGCAAGCTCTTGCTGTGACATGTTCTCACGTTTTCGCAGGTAAACAAGGGTTTCGCTGAAATGGCTCATATGCACCACCCCCCTTTCATGCCCATGATATCACAGTACGGGAAAAAAGTAAACAAGAAATTCACTTTTAGTGTTGACAAGCCGTGAAAACGGTGGTACACTACAAGTGAACCAGAAAGGGGGTGCAAAAATGAAAAACGCGAACTACAATCTCGTAGAGAATGGACGCCGCCTCGCTGCGCTCCGTGGCAATAAGAAGCAGGCAGAGGTCGCAGCAGCAAATAAAATAAGCGTATCCGCACTGGCAATGTACGAATCAGGCCAGAGAAATCCGCGTGACGAAGTCAAGATTTCTCTGGCCGAGTATTACAACGTACCTGTCAGTGATATTTTTTTCCCTTGATAGTACACTGTAAGTGAACTAAAGTACTATGACATGCTGGGTCAATAAAATCGAAGGAGGATGAGGAATGACCCTTGACGACATCGAGGCGATGACGGCAGCGACGATAAGCCCGGCGCAGGCGGCGAGCGTGATCGGATGCAACGAGCAGGCGCTGCGCATACAGGCGCGGGAGCGCCCCGAATGGTTAGGGTTCCCGGTTATCCGCATCAACAACCAGATAAAGATACCCCGCGAGGCATTTTTGAGATACATGGGGCGGGGCGAGAGGGGACCCGAGGCGGCGACGAGGGGATGAAAGGAGGGAAGAGGACGGGACGCAAAATAAAAAGCCGCTCCCCGGTGTACCAGACCGGAAGAGCGGCAAGCAAAAATTAACCACAACCAATATAACAGAAAGGACGCAGAAAAGCAATGGGCAAAACCGAAAAATCAGACTTTGACAGCTTTGAACTTGAGCAGCTGCTGACGCATATCAGGCAGGGCAAGCGAAACGCCGTGACCGGGCGGCAGCTGGCGCTGCTGATGGATATCAGCGACAGGAAGGTACGCGACCTCGTAGAAGAGGCGCGGCGGAAAGGCAGCCTCATAATAAACGACCAGGACGGCGCGGGGTACTTCCTCGCAGAGACCGCGGACGAGGTAGAGAGGCAGTACAAGCAGATGACGAGCCGGGCGATGGCCATTATGAAAAGCCGCGTCCCGTTCAGAAAGTTCCTGAAGGGCATAGGGAGGCAGGTATGAAGAAATACGCGATTGCGGCGTTCGTCGTTGGAGCGCTGGCGAAGAGCCTATGGATAGCTATACCGTGCATGATGTTTGCGGGCGGCTACGCGGCCGTGAAGCTCTTGGAGCTGGGGGCGCGGATATGATCACCCCCCCGTGCGGCGGATGCACAGAGAGACGCACAGGCTGTCACGCAAGGTGCGCTGCGTATGCGGAGTACAAGGGCAAGGTCGACAGGGCGCGGGAAGCGCAGCAGCAGAGCGACAGCATAGATTTGACGGAGATACGCCGGGTATACCGGGCGCGCAAGGCCGCCCGGAGACACAAGAACGGAGGTTTACGAAAATGATACAGATACCGGATGCGCCGTGGATACGGGAAGCGGAGCGGAACGGACTGCCATATGACGAGGAGGAAGACGATGATAACGAAGATCAAATGCGATGACCGCGAGAAGTGGCTCGCGCTGAGGAAAAGATACATAGGCGGCAGCGATGCTGCGGCGGTGATAGGGATGAACCCGTTCAGCTCACCGTTTGCACTGTGGGCGGAGAAGACCGGCAAGGTGCCGGGCTTTGAAGGGAACCTTGCAACGGACGTTGGGGCATACCTCGAAGAGTTCATAGCACAGCGCTTCGCCAAAGAGACCGGAAAGAAAGTGCGCCGCTGCAATTTCAGCCTCATAAACGACAAGTACTGGTGGGCGATAGCGGATATCGACAGGGACATTGTCGGCGAGGACGCGGGGCTTGAGTGCAAATCCACGTCGGCGCTGAACCTCAAGCGCTTCAAGAACGGCGAGTACCCGGAGAACTACTACGTGCAGTGCGTCCACTATCTGGCTGTGACAGGCAAGGCGCGCTGGTATCTGGCGGTGCTCATAGGGAACAGCGATTTCCGCATGTACACGATAGAGCGCGACGAGGAAGAGATCGCGGCGCTGATGGAAGCGGAACGGAACTTCAAGGAGAAGTACGTGGACGCAGACCAAGCGCCCCCGGTGGACGGGCAGGCCGCGACGACAAGCGCCGTCAAGGCCATATACGCAGACAGCGGCGACGAGGCCGCAGACCTCAGCTCATGCAAAGCGGCGCTGAGCGAATACATGACGCTGACGGGGCGCATACGCGAGCTGGAGCGCCTGCGCGACGAGAAAGCGAACGAAATCAAGCTGTGCATGGGCGACGCCGCCCGCGGCACCGACGGCTGCTACAAGGTCACGTGGCCGACGGCGAGCCGAAGCAGCTTCGACGCGAAGCGTTTTGCCGCGGAGCACCGCGAAATAGACCTTACACCGTACTACAAGCAGTCTGCATACCGCACCTTCAAGGTGACAGAAGCGGGCAGACAGGACATATAAAGGAGGATTAATCAATGGGAGCAATACAGCAAGCAACACAGGCCGCGACGCCCGCCGCGCGGCAGAAGCAGGGCGTTAACGCGATGATGAACGCCATTCTTGACGGGGAGGGGATGCGCCGGCGCTTCGACGAGCTGTTGGGCAAGAGAACGCCGCAGTTTCTGTCAAGCATTGTGAGCCTCGTGAACGCGGACATCAACCTCCAGCAGGCTTTCGCGGAAGCGCCGATGACGGTAATACAGGCGGCGCTAAAGGCAGCGACATTTGACCTGCCGATAGAACCGAGCCTCGGCTACGCATACATAGTGCCGTTCAAGAACAGCTACAAGGACGCAGAGGGCAACTGGTACAAGCGCGCGGAAGCAATATTTGTTATGGGCTACAAGGGCATGACGCAGCTGTGCCTGCGCACGGGGGCGTATTCCCGCATACCGGACGCCGTGGATGTGCGCGAAGGTGAGCTTATCAGCTACGACAGGCTGACGGGCGACGCGGAGTTCCGCTGGATAGAGGACGAGGACGAGCGCGCGGCGTTGCCGGTGATAGGCTATGCAGGCTATTTCCGCCTCAAGAACGGCGCGGAAAAGACGATATACATGACCGTGAAGCAGATACAGCAGCACGAGCAGAAGAACCGCAAGGGCAAGAACATGACAAAAGGCTGGCGCGAGGACTTTGACGCGATGGCGCGCAAGACCGTTATACGCCGTCTGGTGGGCAAATACGGCCTGATGAGCATAGAGTACCAGACCGGCGACAAAGACACCGTGAACCTCGCCACAGCGCTTGCAGAGAGCGATTACCCAGAACCGACAATGCCGGAGGGCATAGACCCGGACGCAGTCATAGACGCCGATTCCGAGCCGCACAGCGCGGCCGATGAGGGCAATTTCACCGAGGCTCAGTACGGCTTTGACCCGGAGACTGGAGAGATCGTATGAGCATAGGCAACAGGAGAATGTTTTCCCGCGATATCGTGGAGAGTGACGCTTTTATGTCACTCTCCGACGGGGCGAAAGTCCTGTATTTTTACCTCTGCATGAACGCCGACGACGACGGCTTTTGCAACTGCCCGCGCAAGATTATGACCTCATGCGGAGCGAAAGACGACGACATGAAACTGCTGATAGCAAAGAAATTCATCCTCTGGTTCGACGGGGCGGGAATAAGCGTGATAAAGCACTGGCGCATACACAACTACATCCGCAAAGACCGCTACTGCGAGACCAAATACCGAGACCTGATGCGCGAGTTATACGTGGACGACAGCAACATTTATTCCCTTCGAGACGCTGAAAAAGGCGCTGGCGGTATACCAAGTGACAACCGTGCGGTTGACAAGCGGTTGACGGACGGTATACCAAGTGACAACCGTGCGGTTGACAAGCGGTTGACGGACGGTATACCAAGTGACAACCGTGCGGTTGACAAGCGGTTGACGGACGGTATACCAAGTGACAACCGTGCGGTTGACGGACGGTATACCGAGCGGGAGACAAGCGGTATACCGACCGGGAGCAAAGCGGTTGACAACCGGTTACCAAGCGGTACCCAAGCGGTTACCGTAGATGGGAGCATAGGTGGTTGCATAGGTAAGGTTAGTATAGTACAGGGTAGAGTAGGAGAAAGCAGTATAAACATAGATAATAAAAATAATAATCCTTTCTTTCTTCCTATAGCTGAAAAAAATTTTTCTGAAAAAGGCGAAAATGTTGAAAACCCTGTTGAAAGTGAAATCGACCCCGGCGAGGGGGCGGTTGAGCTGTGGGAAGGGCGGGTACGCAAGGCGCTTGCCAATGGTTACCTTGACCTCGCGGAGAGCTACGTCCGCTTTGCGAAATATTACCACGTAGAGATAGACTTGGAAGCCTTAAAAGCTGAGGTGACGCCGGATGAACCCTGAATGCGTATGCACATTGCAGCTGACGGCAAAGGAACGGCGTTGGCTGAACTGCGGCAGAAGCAGCTGCGAACACTGCGGCTGGAGCATTGACGAGCAGCAGCGAAGACGCGAGCTTATGCGCACGGACGGCCTGACCCTCTGCGACGGTGGGCTTAAGCGCCTCAAGATATCACGGGAGGCGCGCCATGACAAATAAAGCGGCGCTCAACTGCCCGACCGAGGGAGAAGAGCAGGCGACTTTGTTCTCGTGGGCGCGGATGTATGAAAACAAATACCCACAGCTGAAATGGATGTTCCACATCCCGAATGAGGGCAAGCGCAGCCGGACGACCGGCGGGAGAATGCGCAGTGAGGGCATGAAAAGCGGCGTGGCGGACATCTTCTTACCGGCACCGTCCGGGGAATATTATGGGTTGTTCATAGAGCTGAAGCGACTGCGCGGAGGAAAGCGCACGGAAAAACAGGAAGAATTCATTGCGGCGATGAACGCCGCCGGATATTGCGCCTGCTTCTGCGCAGGCTGGATGGCAGCAGCGGAAGTTATCGTCGGCTACTTAGAAGGAGATTTCGCATGGAAACAATAATTGCCGGACTCATCGGCGCGATACTTGGCGCGATGCTGGCCGTGTTTGTACTTGGATGCTGCATTATCGGGAAGGAGAGCGACAATGATTTTTACGAAGATTCGCAAGATGAAAGCGCACATCGCAGACCTTGAGGCGACTCTCAAGCGCGCGAGCGCCGATATAGGCAGGGTAATGTCTGATTGCAGCGTACTGCGTGTGCAGTGCGACTATTCGGAACGCAGAAACGCCGAGCTACGCGAGCAGAACCGGGCGCTGGAACTGACTCTTGACGCGGCTGTGGCGCAGATGGAGAAAACGCGGACGAATTTCCGCAATGCCGCCGAGCGAAACAGCCGCCTCGTGCGGGACATGAACAGCGTATCTAACAGGCTGGATGCAGTTATAGCGCTCGCGTACGTACTGATAGCTACGGGACGCTGGAACGCCAAAACACAAGCACTGCTTGACGCCCTGCCGCTCACCGGACTTGCCGACATGGAACTAAGCGAGCTGACAGAGCTGATAGACAAAATCGACAACGGAGGAGAACACATATGAACGAGAAAATAGTTACCAGTCAGGCAGAGCTTGACGCGATACCCGTAGATTACAGGGGCAGAATTATCATAAAGTTCGGCACACCGGACAAGCGTGCAGCCGTGAACAAAAAGTATCTGTTCTCCGTCTGGGCGTATAACAACAGCTCCGTCTGGGCGTATAACAACAGCTCCGTCTGTGCGTGGGGCAACAGCTCCGTCGAGGCGTATGGCAACAGCTCCGTCTGTGCGCATGAAAACAGCTCCGTCTGTGCGCATGAAAACAGCACCGTCGAGGCGTATGGCAACAGCACCGTCGAGGCGAGGGACAACAGCTCCGTCACGGCGTGGGACAACAGCACCGTCACGGCGTGGGACAACAGCACCGTCGAGGCGAGGGACAACAGCACCGTCGAGGCGTGGGACAACAGCACCGTCACGGCGTGGGACAACAGCACCGTCGAGGCGAGGGACAACAGCTCCGTCACGGCGTGGAACAACAGCTCCGTCACGGCGTGGGGCAACAGCCAAGTTGTTGACGCACATAGACGAGGCAACATAGAGGTCTCCGGCAACGCCCGCATTGTGTATAACCCCGACAATATCACCGATTGGGCGTCGGCAAACGGTATCACCATAACCGACGGCAAAATCAGACTGTATAAGGCCGTACATAAGCGCGATGGCAAATACGTTGCCGATTGGGATAACGATTTTATATACACCATCGGCGCGGTCGCCGAGGCAGATGGATTCACCACAGACCCCGCTGAAGATTGCGGGCAGGGAATACACATGGCGACGCTGGGATGGTCTGCTACGTATGGGCGAGGCTGGGACGATATAGCGCTGCTGGAGCTTGAGGCCGACGCAGACGAGATAGTCGTGCCGCTGTATAAAACCGGCAAAGTCCGCGCCCCGAAAGCGCTGGTTATCCGCGAGGTGCCGCTGGAAGAGGCGGGCATTATGGGCAAGATTCTGGCGAAGAGGAGGAAGAATGGATAAAGAACATACAGCGATGGAGCGGCTGCGCCTCGCGTCGGACATGTCGCTGCGCCTGTATAAGCAGCCGCTTATGCTTACAGACTCCGGTGGCAAAGACTCTGCGGTGATATGCCGCCTCGCCGAAAACGCCGGAATCCCGTTTGAGATCGTGCATAACCACACCACAGCGGACGCGCCCGAAACCGTGTACCACGTCCGCAAGAGAGCGAAAGAATACGAGGGCAAGGGCATCAAGTACACTATCGAACATCCCACATACAAAGGCGAGCGTACCTCCATGTGGGCACTGATACCTCAAAAGTTAATGCCGCCGATGCGGGTTGCGCGGTATTGCTGCCAAGTCCTCAAGGAGCAGAGCGGTAAGGATAGATTTGTCGTCACCGGCGTCCGGTGGGCGGAAAGCCCTGCACGCAAAGCGAACCGCGACAGCTTGGAAATCCAGCGGCGCAACAAAAACGAAAAGTTGCTCCTCAACTGCGATAACGATGACGCGCGGCGGCTTTTTGAATCATGCGAGCTGAAGGGTAAACGCATTTGCAACCCGATCGTAGATTGGACGGAGGATGATGTGTGGGCATACCTCGGCGAGCAGAAGGTAGAGGTTAACCCGCTGTACTGCGAGGGCTGGAAGCGCGTCGGCTGCGTTGGCTGCCCGATGGCGGGAAAAGCACGTTATGCCGAGTTCGCGAGATACCCAAAATTCCAGCAGCTGTACATAGCCGCATTTGAGCGTATGCTCGCAGAGCGCAAGCGGCGAGGCAAACTTGAGGGCAGCTGGCGCATGGGCACAACAGGCCGCGATGTATTCCATTGGTGGATGGAGGACGGCGTTCTCCCCGGCCAGTATACGCTTGATGATATGGAGACTGGCGATGAATACATAGACAAGGAGAAACTGCAATGAGATTTAAGTGGGCAAAAACAACAAACGAATTCATTGTGATACCAACATTCGGCTGAATAAATGAGAGCTATTATTATGGCTATCCGGTTATCGCCATTGCCTTTGCGTGGCTGTGCTGGCGGTGCAAAATAGAAATCGGGGTCAAGAAGTATAGGGGGTAAATTATGGCTGAACTGAAACGCTGCCCTGAGTGCGGTGGTGCTGCAACCGTTATCCATATGTACGATACCTACGATAGAGCAGACTTCGGGTGGGATGCTGGTTGTGGGAGATATAGGGCTGGTGATGGCCTCCACACAAAGGAGATGAAAGTATCTGGGCTGCCCAGCAAAGAAAAAGCAATCGAAGCATGGAACAGGAGGGCTGACAATGGCTGAATACATAGAACGAGAAGCGGCGATGCAGGCATTTCTTGCCGAGAAACCAGATGCGCACTATCCGGGGTGGTACGCAGGGCTGCTTGAAGAAATCCCCGCCGCAGACGTTGCGCCGGTGGTGCATGGGCGGTGGGTTTCCCCTCACTGGAACAACAGCAATTATTGCTGTAACTGCTCGGAGTGCGGCGGAGAAGCGATGCACAAAGAGTACCGGTGGAATAGCAAGGGTATCTACCCTATCTGCCCCAAATGCGGCGCGAGAATGGACGGTGAAGTAGATGTCGATTAGCAAAAAAGTACGCGAAGCTGTGTATAAAAAATACGATGGGCATTGCGCATATTGCGGCAGAGAGATTGCATACAAGGATATGCAAGTAGACCATTTTCTGCCACTGAGGGCGTGGGGCATTGAAGATTCTGGCACGGACGATATTTCAAACCTTATGCCATCCTGTCGGATGTGCAACCACTATAAGCGAGCGAACTCACTTGAAGTGTTTCGCAGATATATCCAAGAGATACCCAAGAAACTTCGGGAGAGCTACATCTACAAGATTGGCGTTGTCTATGGGAACGTCATTGAAAATGAAACGCCGATATTGTTTTATTTTGAAAGGAACGGCGCGAGAATGGACGGTGAAGCAGAAAGGAGAACCACATGATACATTGGCTATGGGCGCTCGCGGCGTTTATCCTCGGCGGCTCGCTTGGCGCCTTGATAATGGCCGTCATTATCGGAGGGAGCCGCGGCGACTAAGTGTGACGCAAAACAAAGCGGACAACGCCTGGAAGGAGGTATGACATGGGCAAACATTACATATCCAAAGAGGCGTGCTGCCCCTTTTATCGTTGTGAGGACGCGCAGGCAATATACTGCGAGGGCGTAGAGCCGGGAACGGCGCTCAGACTGACGTTTGCAGGCAGCGCCATTGAGTACAAGCATATTTATTGCCGAGACATCCACAACTACACGGAGTGCAGGATTGCCCGGATGCTTGCGGGCAAATGGGAATAGTTAAAACGGGAGGTTTTTGCCTCCCGTTATTTTTCACGGTAGGGGGGGTTTAGTTTGGGAACCGTGAGATGCTATGCTAGGAGCAGACGACCGGGAGGGAGGCAGCGTGAGCAAGAAGCAGAGCAAGCCTAATTGGGCGAAAATTCAGGCGGAATATATAGCGGGCGGTACATCATACAGGCTGCTGTGCGCAAAGTACGGAGTGCCTATGTCGACGCTTCGCCGGCACGCTACGAGCGAACAGTGGGTGGAAAAGGCTGCACAGGTGAAGCACGAGGCGGACGTGGTCATACACGAGACTGCTGTGTCCACGCGGATAGACGCGGCGGCGGATTTTGAAACGCTTGCGGCGGCCATGACACAGCGCATAGCAGAAGCAATCGAACGCTGTGATACCTCAAACGCAAAGGCCGTAAACCTGCTTACCGACGCGCTGGCGACCTTGCAGCGCATACAGGGGCTTAACAAGGACAGTCTGGATAAGGCCGAACAGCAGGCGCGCATTGACAAGCTCCGCAAGGACAGCGAGAGCAGCACACCGTCTGAGGTAACGGTAAGTTTCGCCCCTGACGTCAAGGAGTACGGCGTATGAGCAGCTTCACGTTTCCGCCGCCTAACGAAAAGCAGGCGCTTTTTCTGACGGACACACACAAATACATCGGCTTCGGCGGCGCACGAGGCGGCGGCAAGAGCTGGGCAGTGCGCGTAAAGGCTGTTTTGCTGTGCCTTAACTACCCGGGCATAAAGGTTATGATAATTCGACGCACATATCCCGAGCTTCAGGAAAACCACATTATTCCGCTGTGTGAGATGCTGCACTGCCACGCGGAGGACAGGACACAGCGCGTGGCGAGCTACAACGACTCAAAAAAGCACATCACATTCCCTAACGGCAGCCGCATTCTTTTCCGCTACTGCGACAACGAGAAGGACGCGGAGCGCTTTCAAGGCACCGAGGTCGACGTGCTGTTTGTTGACGAAGCCACTCACCAGAGTGAGGAGAAGATGGACAAGCTCAGCGCGTGTGTGCGCGGTGTCAACGGCTACCCGAAGCGCATTTACTACACCTGCAACCCCGGCGGCGTCGGTCACGCGTGGGTCAAGCGTCTGTTTGTCGACCGGCAGTACAAGCCCGGTGAAAACCCGGATGATTACAGTTTTATCCGCTCCCTTGTGCGCGACAATCTCGCGCTGATGCAGGCCGACCCAGAATACGTCCGCAAGCTGGAGGCGCTTCCGCCCAAGCTGCGCAAGGCGTGGCTTGACGGGGACTGGGATATATACGAGGGGCAATTCTTCGAGGAGTTCGCCGATCGGCCAGAGCATTACATCGACCGGCAGTGGACGCACGTTATAGAGCCGTTCGAGATACCGGACGGCTGGCGCATATACCGCTCTTTTGACTGGGGCTATGCAAAACCCTTCTCCTGCGCGTGGTGGGCTGTCGATTATGACGGCGTGGTATATCGCATACTTGAGTTATATGGATGCACGGACACCCCCAACGAGGGCGTCAAATGGACTCCGGAGCGCGTATTTGCGGAGATACACCGGATAGAGACCGAGCACCGCTGGCTACGTAAAAAGACGATACAGGGTGTTGCAGACCCGGCAATATGGGATGCGGAGACAGGGGAGAGCATAGCGGACGTTGCGGCGAGATACAGAGTCTATTTCGACAAGGGCGACCATGCGAGACTCCCCGGCTGGATGCAGGTGCATTACAGGCTGTATTTTGACGATAACGGCTACCCGATGATGTATGTATTCAAAAACTGCAAGGCGTTCGTCCGTACTATGCCGCTTTTGCAGTACGACGAGCACAGGGTAGAGGATTTGGACACGGACGGAGAGGATCACGTTGCCGACGAGGTACGGTATTTTTTGATGACGAGGCCTATCAAGCCGCGCAAAGCTCCGCTCCCGGAGGCAAAGCAGGCCGACCCGCTCAAAATGTTTTTGGATATCGATCCAGCAGATATTATGCCGGCACAGCGAGTGCCGAGAATGGAGATAATACATGGCGATGTTAAATAAGCGCCCACGCGACGACGCGGTCGAGAGCGATGCATCCGGCGCACTGCCGGTGGACGCACCACCCGCGGGAAGCATGGGAAACATGGCGCTGATGCAGTCGATAGACCTAAGCGCGCTCCCCGTGGGGGGTATTGAAACACAGAACACGTTCGCGCAGCGCATAGGCGCAGACCAGATAGCCGAGGCGTGGCAAACCCTGCTGAAGTACAAGGAGGGTAAGGCAAACCTTGAGCGCCGCATTGTTGATAACCACCAGTGGTACAAGCTGCGGCAGTGGGACTGCATGCGCAAGCACGGCTACGATCAGGTGGAGCCGGTGTCGGGCTGGCTCTTTAACGCCATTGCGAACAAACACGCAGATGCTATGGACAACTTCCCGCGCGCCAACATCTTGCCACGTGAAGAAGGAGACAAGGCCGAGGCCGAGATGCTGTCGTCCATTATTCCGGTAATCCTCGACCAGTGCGATTTCGAGCAGGTGTACAGCAGCGTCATGGACGACAAGTTGATAGGCGGCACCGGCGTATATGGTGTGTTCTGGGATAACACCAAGCTCAACGGGCTTGGTGACATAGACATTGAGGCCATAGACGTTATAAATCTCTTTTGGGAGTCCGGCATATCGGATATTCAGCAATCACGCAACCTGTTTTACGCCACACTCCGAGACAACGAACTGCTCGAAAGCGAGTACCCGCAACTCGCGGGCAAGCTTGCAGCGCCGGTCATGGACATTGCGAAGTACGTCTATGACGACACGATAGACACTGCGAAAAAGTCTGTCGTTGTGGACTGGTATTACAAAAAAATGCAGGACGGGCGCGCCGTGCTCCACTACTGCAAGTTTGTTGCCGGGCAGCAGGAACCGCTGTTCGCCACCGAGAATGACCCGGATTATGCGTCTGCTGGCTGGTATGATCATGGGCTTTACCCGTTCGTGTTTGATCCGCTGTTCTCCTGCAAGGGGACTCCGTGCGGTTTCTCGTACATCGACGTCGGCAAACGCACGCAGGAATACATAGACCGCGGAGACAAGGCGATCATGGAAAACCTGCTCTTTAACGCCTCACCGCGGCACTTCTCCCGTATCGACGGAGGCATAAACGAGCAGGAATACGTCGATACCACGAAGAAGATCGTGCATGTTGAGGGCTCACTGTCGGACGACTACGTGAAGCCCATACCGGTAAACCCACTCAATGAGATATATGTCACTGTTATCAACAACAAGATTGACGAACTCAAGGAGACGACGGGCAACCGCGATGTATCGTCCGGCGGAACAACGGGAGGCGTTACGGCGGCAAGCGCAATAGCAGCCATGCAGGAAGCCGGCAGCAAGCTGTCACGCGACGGCAACAAAGCGGCATACAGGGCTTTCCGCAAGGTTCAGGTGATGGTCATAGAGCTGATACGACAGTTTTATGACACCGCGCGCTGCTTCCGTATTATCGGCGAGAACGGCGCACAGCGCTTTGTGCAGTACTCCAACGCCGGGATTCTCCCGCAGGCGCAAGGACAGCTGGTAGGCGGTACGCCAATGGAGCTGGGCGTCGAAGTCGGGTACAGATTGCCGCTGTTTGACGTTGAAGTCACAGCGGAAAAGGCAAGCCCATACAGCAAAATGAGTCAAAACGAGCTGGCTTTGCAGTTCTATTCTGCGGGCTTCTTCGTGCCGGAACAGGCTGACGCGGCGCTCATCTGCCTTGACATGATGGACTTTGACCGCAAGCAGTTCGTGATGCAGAAGATAGCCCAGAACGGGCAGATATATAAGCAGATGATTGCGGCGCAGAGCGTTGCTTTACAGCTTGCGCAGACGCTGGATGCTGGCACGGGCGGGCAGCTTGCCGAGACGCTTGCGGCTCAATTCGGGATGCAGGCTCCGACGGCAGCACCCGGAACCGTGAACCCCGCGGCCGCGGACACAGGAAGCGAAAGCAGCGTGACGAAAAATGCAAGGCAGACGGCTGCGGAAGCTTCTGCGCCGAGATAAGGAGAGCACATGATACGGGCAGCTTTTATCGTTGACAAAGCAAAAGGCACACTGACAATGAGCGTTCGCGGGCATTCCGGCCTCGGCGCTCGCGGCCGCGATCTTGTATGCGCCGGGGCTTCCACACTCGCTTATACGGCGGCGCAGAACATAGATTTTATGGCAAAGGCCGGACAATTGGACGGCGAGCCGAAGATCATAATACACGAGGGGCACATGAAGGTGCAGTGCAAGCCCAAGCCGGAACACTACGCGGAAGCACTTCACACATTCTTCGTTGTGCAGGCAGGTATGTTATTACTGGCGAAGAATTTCCCAAAGAACATTGAGCTTAAACCGTTTGAGACCGCCTGAGGGCGTATCAATAGGAGTCGTCCACCATACGGACAGGTTAAAGAGTCGTTCGCTTAACGGACAGGAGGATACCATGAGCAAATACATTAGCCTTGACTGTTTCGACATCCAGCTTTTCGCCGAAGGCGGCGCAGGGGTCGGAGGCGGCACCGGAGCAGCGGGCGCAACGGGCGTAAGCGCTGCTGACGCCGGGCAGCAATCAACAGGCGCGGGCAATCCACTCGCAGGCGTGAAGTATGGCAAGCAGGCGGACGCCGCCGGAGATGCGCAGGGCGCGGCAGGAGAGACCGTAGCCGGAGACAGCCCGGAACAGGCCAGAGCGCGCCAGTTCAAGGCGCTTATCAAGGGCGAGTACAAAGACCTTTATGACGCGGAAGTCAATGACGTTGTGCGCAGACGTTTTAAGGCGACCGACGAAAAGGTAAGCCGCTATGATGCGCTGTCGCCTACTCTGGAATTGCTGTGCAGGAAGTACGGCGTGGAGAACGGCGACGTAGAGGCGCTTGGCAAGGCCATAGAGGATGACGACAGTTTCTTCGAGGAAGAAGCAATGCAGCGTGGTATGAGCGTACAGCAACTTAAGCAGGTGCGCAAGATGGAGCGCGAGAACGCCGACCTCAAACGCCAGATGCAGGAGCGCCAGACCCAAGAGCAGGCCGACAAGCTGTACAGCACATGGCTTAATCAGGCGGAAGAGGCAAAGCGCATATATCCTGATTTTGACCTTGCAGCGGAGCTTCAGAACGCGGACTTCCAATCGCTTCTCCGCAGCAACATCCCGGTGCAGACGGCCTACGAGGTTGTCCACAAAGACGAGATCATAACACGAGGCATGAACTTTGCCGCAAAGACCGTGGAAAAGAAGATTGCAAATGATATGATCGCGAGAGGCCGCAGACCCAGCGAGGGCGCGATGTCCCAGGGGGCGGCGGTCATTAAGAGCGATGTGTCGCAGCTCACCAAAGCAGACAGGCGGGAGATAGCCCGCCGCGTAGCCAGAGGGGAGAAAATAGTATTCTGACGCAGAAGACCGGCTTCTCCTCAAAATTCATAAAGGAGAACAACAAATGAAGAAAATCAAATCTATCCTGTTTCCCATGCTGCTTATGAATATGCAGCTCTTTGCAACGCAGACCACGTTGCTCAACAGTACCGGCAACGACCTTTCGCCGGAAATGAAGACCTTCTATGACATGACGCTGCTCGACGAGGCGCAGGCGCAGCTGGTTCACGACCAGTTCGGCCAGAAGCGCCCCATCCCCAAGAACGGCGGCAAGACCATAGAATTCCGTAAGTTCAGCTCCCTTGCAAAGGCACTGACTCCGCTCACCGAGGGCGTCACTCCGAACGGCAACAGCCTTGACGTGACGACTATCACCGCGACTGTTAAGCAGTTCGGCGATTATATCGTCATGTCCGACGTCCTTGAGCTGACCGCTCTTGACCCGGTCGTTCTTGAGGCGACCAAGCTTCTGGGCAGGCAGGGCGGCCTGACCCTTGACACTGTTGTCCGCAACATCCTGTGCGCAGGCACCAACGTTACCTACTGCCCGCAGATCGGCACCGGCGGCGCTGAGACCGAAGTGACTAGCCGCAGCGGGCTGAATACCACGTCTCAGCTCACCGTTGACGTTGTGCAGCAGGTTGTCGCCAAGCTCCGCGCGCAGAATGCGCCCACCATCGACGGCGATTATGTCGCCATAATCCACCCGTACGTCGCGTATGATCTGATGCGTGACCCCGAATGGATTGACGCGCACAAGTACGCACAGCCCGACAACCTTTATACCGGTGAGATCGGCAAGATAGCCGGCGTGCGCTTTGTGCAGACTACCGAGGCAAAGATCTGGAATGACGAGACTTGCCCGGTAAAGACCGCGGCAGCAAGCGGCAATCCCGCCGTTTATTACAGCGTGTTCGCCACTCTGTTCATCGCCGACGGCGCGTACGGTACGACCGAGGTCGAGGGCGGCGGTATGCAGACCTTTGTCAAGCAGAAGGGCAGTGCCGGCACTGCCGACCCGCTCGACCAGCGCAGCTCCGTCGGCTGGAAAGCGCTCAAAACCGCAGAAATACTCATGCCGAACTATCTGGTTCGTGTTGAGTCTGTCTCCAAGCGTTTCAGCGGTACGGCGAAAGCCAACTGACGGTTCAATATGGCGCGGGGGAGGCTTTGCCTCCTCTGCGCACACGAAGAAAGGAGTTTTATTATGGCAAAACTGGAAACCATTGACACAGCGGAAGCAGTCGAGGAAAAGGTGAGAATCCGCCTCCCCAAGACCAAAGACGAGACCGGAGACGTCTTCGTAGCGGTAAACAACCGCACTTTCCTCATCCAGCGCGGCGTGGAGGTAGAAGTTCCGGCTTGCGTTGCGGAAGTTCTTCGCAACAGCGAGCGGGCAACCGAAGAGGGCTTGGAATACCTCGAACAGCGCGCATCCAAAAGAGCATAAATATAAACGGCGCACTGTTCATTCCGGTGCGCCGTTTTGAATAAGGAGTGATACACATGACAGCTGGGCAGGCTATCAAGAGCATAGACGAGCTTAAACCCAACGCATACTCGCAGAGCAGAAAATATATCTGGCTGTATGAGCTGGACGCACAGATAAAAGACAGGCTGATTGACACCCACGAACTCAATGCAGGCGAGCGCGCGCCGGAGCTTCCGGAGGAGTACGACGCAGACACAGTTCTGCTGGTACCGTCTCCGTATGACTCGATGTATATACACTGGTTGGAGGCGCAGATAGACTACGCCAACAACGAATACCGCAAATTCAACAACAGCAACAGCATGTTTCAGGCTGATTTCTCGGAATACGCCATGAAATACAACAGGACGCACATGCCGAAAGGCTCCACACCTATTTATTACTGAGGGGTGCGCGATGAGATATCCAGAACTCACAGAAGAAAGCACCTTTCGGCAGGTGACGGACACTTTCCTCGGATACAACCACAACATAAAACTGCGGGACGGCGAGTTTTACAACACCGAAAACCTCACAAGCAAGTTCTACCCTATGCTTGCCGTGCGTCAGAAGCGCAGTGTTGTTGCGGACTCGCTTACCGCGGCACAGGGAATGATCGAAAAAGACGCGCTCGGTTATGTGGATAACGGGACGCTTTATTATAATTCGCTTGCAACGCCTATAACAGGGCTTAAAGCCGGGCGCAAGCAGCTTATCAGTATGGGGGCGTACATCTGTATATTCCCCGACAAGATGTACTACAACACCATAGACAGCAGTGATTATGGCAGCATGGAGGCCTCTTACAGCTTCAACGGGACTGTCAAATACGAGATGTGCAACTCTGACGGCAGCGTTTACGGCACGGCCGCTGAGGGTTCCACAGCGCCCACAGACCCGGAAGACGACGCACTGTGGATTGACACCGCAAACGGAGTACTAAAACAGTACAGTGTGAGCATGGCAATGTGGGTAACGATTGAGACAGTGTATACCAAGCTGACGTTTTCAACGCAGGGGCAGGTCACGAACCTGTTCAAGGAGTATGACGGGGTAGAGCTTGCGGGGGCACGTTTCGACGATCTCAACGGCTCCAAGATTATATATGGCATAGGCGGCAAAGACGGAGATGCCGCTGAAAACGACTTCATAGTTGTGATAGGCGTTCTTGAAAACGAGTATACGGACGAAAATGCGCAGATCAGCATAAAGCGCACCGTCCCCGACATGGACTATGTCTGCGAATGCCAGAACCGATTATGGGGATGCCGCTACGGCAACGACGGTACGCAGAACCTCAACGAGCTTTACTGTTGCGCACTCGGCGACTTCAAGAACTGGCGGCAGTATCTCGGCCTCAGCACGGACAGCTGGACGGCTTCCGTAGGTTCAGACGGCGTGTGGACGGGCTGCATAAACTTCCTCGGCAGCCCGGTGTTCTTCAAGGAGAACAGAATCCACAGAATCTCCGTCTCGTCTTCCGGCGCGCACAGCGTTTCTGACACGCCTGCAAGAGGCGTTCAGCAGGGCAGCGACCGCAGCCTTGCGGTTGTTGACGAAGTGCTCTACTACAAATCGCGCACGGATGTATGCGCGTGGCAGGGCGGATTCCCTGAGGGCGTATCATCGGATCTTGGAGACGAGCGTTATTACAAAGCCGTTGCGGGAGCGTTCGGACGCCGCTACTACATCAGCATGGAGGACTCAGACGGGAAACCGCAGATGTTCTGCTATGACATATCCAAAGGGCTGTGGATGCGTGAGGACGGTCTAAGAGCAGATCAGATATGCAGACTTGACGACTCGCTGTACTGCCTATCGGGAAACACAATATACGACCTTAACGGCCTTGCCGGAAGCGCGGAGGGAAATATATCGTGGTTTGCCGAGACGGGGATAATGTACTACGAGTATCCGGACAAGAAATATATATCCAGATATAACATCAGGCTGCGCATGGCGGCTATGGCCACACTGCAAATGGATATTGAATACGACTCTTCCGGCGAATGGGAGCTTGCAGGCAGAGTGGAAGCGGCGAGCGGCACAAGAACCGTGACGCTGCCTGTCTGCCCGCGGCGCTGCGACCACATGAGACTTCGACTGAGCGGGGCGGGGGACATGAAGATATTCTCTATTGCCCGCCTGCTTGAAAAGGGGAGCGATATGTGATGGCTATAAACGAAATGCCGCCGATGCTGTCCGGCAGCGTGACACAGAACATTGCGAACCTGCGCGCGTACCTTGTGCGCATGGTGAATGAGCTTAACGATGTTGCCGCAGCGGCTTCCGACGGCACGGCGATCACTGCGGCACCGTCTGTGCAAAAAGCGATGATGGCGGCGAGCAAAGACAAGACCGCGGAGGACATACGCAAGAACGCGGAGTCTTTAAAATCGCTCATAGTCAAGACGGCGAACGAACTCGCGGAAAAAATTACATCGGGCGACAGCTCTGTTATGCACTATGCTGACGAGCGCGTTGACACACTTAGCTCGGTATATGTGGCGCAGTCTGAGTTCGGCACGTTTCAGGAGAATATACAGGCGCAGATAACTGCGACGGCGCGCGGCGTTGTCGAAAGCTACGACTATGACTCGGCAATAGAGTCTGCACAGGACGATATAGAAGCGCTTCAGCGCTATTACACATCCATAGACGGAGAAATAAGGCGCGGCATTGTCCAAGACCCGGAAACCGGAGAATACGTTACCGGTATTGCGATATCTCAGAATCTCCAATTCAGCGGGGAGTGCGCGCCGGGGGACAGCAACAATCCGCAGGACGGTTATACATACTATTACCTTTCAAGCGGTCAGACCTTCGGCCTGTACACGTCCACCGGCTGGCAATTCTGGATAGACGGAGTTCGCCGCGGCTACTTCAACAGCGAAGACGGCGTTCTGCACATAAGCAGAGTACAGGCCGAAGAGAGCATGCAGTTTGGCGACAGTTGGCTTATTACTTCGGCGGGCGGCTTCGGCATGCGAAAGATATGAGGTATACGGCATGAGCAGCATTACAACAACAGGGCGCGCCGCATACCGCGGAGGCGCGAGCCATACGGGGTATCTCGCGGGCTTTGAGACGGCAAACAAGCTCACTCGCGTGCTCCGCTACACCTTCACGACGCCTGCGGGCGGCGTAAGCAAGCTGAGCTTCACGGGGGCACATCTGGCGCACAGTGCGTCGTATTCATGGAGCGGACTCGACTTCTATATAACGACCTCGGCGACGTCGCACGTCAATGCAGGCGCAGGATCGGTGAGTCAAGGAACGCTGATCATAACCGGTAACGGCAAGGACTACGATATTTCTACGGGCGAGATCAATGTGAACCTCCCCGGAAACGTGACTGCGTATGTTTACATCTTCCCCAACAACACAAGCTATTTCCTGTGGAACTTTGTAAACGTTACGGCTCTTAGCATATCCACCGAACCCGGAGCGTCAACAATAGCATCTTGCCCGACGGCGCTATATACACTTGATACGCTGGCAATAGCGATGAGGCGCGCAGGCGACAGCTTTTGTCACAGAGCGACGTTTAAGTGCGGCAATACGCCGCTTTATACGTCGGAGCTGTTTGGGGAGTCGCTCAGCGTTACGGTGCCGCGCGCGTGGCTGGCAGAGTTTACAGACAAGCCCGCAATAAGTGTGTCTGTAAGCATACAGACCTACGCAGATTTACAGGGAACCGTTGCGGCGGGGGAGCCGGTCACGGCGGAAATAAAGATAACTGCCGATGCGAATATGCGGCCTGCTATACAGGAGGGCGGCGTATCCGTGGCAGCTTATAACGCCGGAGCTGCTGCGGGCATGACTGGGTATATACGCGGGTTTTCCCGCGTTGAAGCGACGGTAGTTGAGGCAAACATCGACTTATCGGCCTGCGCGGGAGCGAGTATAGCAGAATATAAGCTTGTATGTGCAGGAGCGGCGGTCACTTCCGTCCCGTACCGCAGCCCAATTCTCACGGATGACGCAACAGCTGTTTTCACGGTGACTGACAGCCGCGGGCGATCTGCAAGCGTCAGTTTTCAAATAAGCACAATCGCCTATGCTGCGCCGACGCTTACGGCGACGGAGATATTCCGGTGTGACGCAAGCGGCGCGGCAAACGACGACGAGGGCTACATATCCGTAAAGACTACGCCCATATTCAGTTCTGTGGAAGGGCAGAACACCTGCAAGGTTTATGCTGCGCTTGCCGAAGAGAGCGGGAACTACGGCTCCGATACAGAGATCACGGCAGGCAGCGCAAACGTTTTATACGGTACGCTTTCGCCGGATAAGACGTATCGGGTGCGGCTGACGGTGCGGGACACTCTCGGTGGGGAGCGAATAAGCACAACAAAATTGCCAACAAGAGTGTGGGCAATGAAATTCCGCGAAAGCGGGCTTGGAATCGGATTCGGAATGGCTCCGCAGCACGATAAGGCAATAGAAGTTCCAGAAGATTGGACGCTCAGAATAGGTACTGCTGCACTTACGCAGGCGCTTATTGCATCGCTTGGAAATCTCGTCGACCTGATTTGCCCCGTCGGAATGTACGTATGGCTTGCAGCGGAGACAGACCCGGCGGACATCTGGGGCGGCACATGGGAAAGGCAGCCCGAGGGGCTGACGCTGGTGTCCGCGGGCGGCAAATACCCGCTGAACTCCACCGGCGGTGAAGCGGCGCACACGCTGACCGAGGCCGAAATGCCGAAGCATAGCCACGTGATCTATTGGGGCAATGCTACCGGCGAGTATTACACGGCAACTACCGCTTTTCCCGCCGCCATGACCGATTCAAAGGGCGACAACGTCACAACGTCTTGGGGCTATGAAATGTGCAAAACCGCCGAAACCGGAAGCTCGGAGGCTCACAATAACATGATGCCGTATAAGGCGGCCTATTGTTGGCTGCGGACGGATTGAAAGGAGTACAAGATATGGCGATTAACCTCGACAAAGACAAGAATAATCCTGAGGCTTTTGACACGGCTGTGCAGCGCGCGACAGAAAAGCCGGAATACAAAGGCACTTTCGACGATCAGCTGCGGGATATATACGACAAGATAACGAACCGGCAGCCGTTCAGCTACGACGTCGGCAGCGACCCAATGTACCGCATGTATGCAGACAAGTATATGCAGCAGGGTAAGGCCGCGATGCGTGACACGATGGGGCAGGCGGCAGCACTCACCGGCGGCTACGGCAACAGCTACGCTCAGAACGTGGGGCAGCAGGCATATGATGCGGCGCTGCAAAAGATGGGCGACGTGATACCGGAATTCTACGGGATGGCGCTCGACCAGTACAACGCCGAGGGCGACGCACTCACCAAGCAGTACGGGATGCTCGGTGATCTCGCGGCGGACGAATACAGCAAATACCGCGACCAAATGACCGACTGGAACAACGACCAGACGCTTGCGCGACAGCAGGAGCAGGATGCGGCGAACAACAGACAGCAGGCGTATTCAAACCTCTATGCCCTCATAAAGGCAAGCGGCTACAGCCCGACAGACGACGAGCTTTCTGCGGCAGGCATGACCAGAGAGGCGGCGGAGGCGCTTATAAAGGAATATCTCCGACAGACCGGGCAGCTCCCCGCAGACACGGCGGCAGGCGGCAGCGGCGGTTCCGGAGGCGGCGGAAGCCGCGGCAGCAGCGCGGGAGGAAGCGGAACGAAAAACTCCGATACAAACGGCGCTACTGCCAACAAGAGCACAGCAAAAGACAACACAGGCGCTGCTAGAGCGGCATTACAGGCAGTAAATGCGTATCAAAAGGGAACTATGTCGATGCAGGAGGCAACCGCAAAAATTCAAGACTTGTACGACCGAGGACTGATAACGTCCAGTACGGTGCAAAGATATGCAAGCTTGATGCGGCAAAGTGCGCGACCGGGTGCGAACAGATAATAGGAGGCGGCCATGAACAGCATAGATAGACTTCTCGCGCATGTAGACGAAGAAGAACAGAAGCGGAGCAGCGCGGGCGAAACCGCGGAAAGACGCGGCAGCACCGGAACATCTGATCCAATAAAAGACTTGCTCGACCATGTTGCTGCGGTAGAGTCCGGAGAACTACCGCGCTACACTTCCACCGACTACTCCGAAACTTCATATCAGGAGCCGCAGAGCGAACAAGCGAGTTTTGGAGAGAGAATAAAGAACTTCTTCAAAGGCAGCGACAACCGGCGCGATGAAAACGGACTGAGCGGCAGCCAGGCGCAGCGTTTCCGCGACTTGCAGGCACAACTAAACGAGATAGACCGCAACAGCGGATATGCAACAACGGCCGAGACAAGCGACGAGCTTGAACAGCAGCGCCGGAATATCATCAGGCAGCTTGACGAGCTTGACGAGGAGGCGGGACGCGAGGCACGTACATACAGCCCCTCGGACAGGATAGACAACGTAATAAAAAGCTGGCTCAATCGCACGGGAGCAGGGTATACAAACGCCGCAGGCAGCATATTAGACCTCGGAAGCAGTAAGCGGAAGTCTCTCCGGCAGCAGCAGGAAGAGGCAGACATGGCGCGCTTTGCCGAACGCAACCCGGAAGCGGCGGCGGAAGCCCAAGCTGCTGAGGAAAGATATAGGCAAAGCCTCAGAGGTGCGAGAGACAGCACGTATAAAGCCGCCGACAAGATGCAGAGCAGCGCCGAACGGCAGCTTGCAAAGAGCGAATACGGCACGAGCGCGGCGGGAAGCTTTGCGATAGACGCGGCGATGACCGGCGCGGACATAATCACCGACGCCGCGTTTGCGAAGCTCACAGGCATAACCGGTCTTGCAAACATGGCGCTGCGCGTCTACGGCTCAGAGTCTCAGGATGCGAGACTGTCCGGAGACGACGCCGAGACAGCGGCCGCAAAGGGCTTGAAAGCGGCGACGATTGAGGTCATAACCGAAAAGCTCGCGGGTCCATTTGAGCTGGCGTACGGCAAGAGCTTAGGCCGTCAGGCGATGGGAAAGACGGCGGGCAAGATTGCGCGCGTATTTGACCGGCTGGAAACCAACGGCGTTCTTAAGTGGGTGTTCGACACGGCGGGCGAGGGCGCAGAGGAAGGCCTGAGCGACGTGCTGAACATCATAGCGGATCATGTGTTCAACTGGGACGATGGAGACATGACGATACTTGAGGAAATAGCCTCGGACAAAGACGACATTCTCTATGACATGATTCTCGGAGCGTTCGTCGGCGCGTTCGGCGCTACAACAAGCGCCATTGCCGAAGGGGAGCAGGGCAGAAGAGTTAAAAATATATACGGCAAGGAGGGGGCGGCAGCACTCGTTGACGAAGGGTTGTTAAGCGGCGAGGGCACCAAAAGCCGCCGCCTAGCTGAGAGATACAATGAGAAGCTGCAAAGCGGCCGAGAGCTTACAGGGCGGGAAATGAGCCAACTTATAGAAGCCAATGACATGGCTTTTGCGGACGAGTCACCCGAAAACCGCGGCGCAGACGCAAGCGAGCCAGAGCAGACAGATCATGTTGAAAAAGCTATTTCCAAGATAGCCAAGAACGACACAGAGGCTGATCTGCTGCGCGAAGATTTTACGCTCGGCGAAGCAGACGCAGAAACATATGCTCGCGGCGCGGAGGAGGCGTATAATTACGGCAAGCTCGGCGTGAGTATGGAAGATGCTGTGCAGAACGGCTCGTTCATAAACGACCTCACGGAGGCGCAGAGAGACCACGCATACAAGCTCGGACAGCAGGAGAGCAGCGCCGACACGCTCACCGAAGAGGACGCCGCGCAGGGTGCAGAGGCTGACACGGCAGACGCGAACGCCGAAAATGTTGACGCATATGCGGCGAAGTACGGCGACGAAGCGCCGGCCGTTATAGCTTCGTATAATTCCGGAGAAGCGAAGGGCATCGGCGAGTTCTCCACAGCTTTCGATGCAGCATACAACATGGGCAGAAGCGGAGTGCCGGAAAGTGAGCTTTCAGCTTCTGCAGCACTCTCATATCTCAGCGACGCACAGCGCAAGACCGCGTTCGATATGGGGCGCGCTTCCGCGAGCAAAGCGGCAGCGCAGGCGCAGACAGAGGTGAAGTCGGCGGCCAAGCCGGGCAAGCTGAATCGAAAGGGCGTTGTGAAGGGCGAGGGCGTGACGCTGAAAGAGCTGAAAAGCACGTTTAACGATCGGCAGAACACGGCGTACCGGCTCTTGAGCACCTTCGCAGAGGCAACCGGCGTTGACGTTGTGCTGTATAAAACTTCGGCAGAGCCTGACGGCAGCTTTGCAAGCGAGCAGGGGCGTTTTACGTGGAAGGACGACACCATCTATGTGGATATAAACAGCGGGCTTTATTCGTCAAAGGACGTGGAAAGCCTCGGCAAGTACACAATGATGCGCACTTTTGCGCACGAGTTCACGCATTTTATTGAAAAATGGAACCCGGCACAGTATAATGATTTCAGAAGCTTTGTGTTCGGCACACTGGCTGGAAAAGGAGAGAGTGTCAACGACCTAATTGAAAGCAAAATGAGCCTCGATAGCAGCGGCAAACTTGACTACGAGCAGGCGAGCCGCGAGGTTATCGCAGACGCTATGGTTGATATCCTGCCGGACAGCAACATCGTCCAGCGCCTTGCAAGCGAGCACGAGAGCATATACAAAAAGCTGTTACAGAAGCTCAGAGACTTTACTGCTCGTCTCAAGCAGTATTATAAGGAGATAACCACACGCCCCGGACGCGAAGCACAGGCACTCAAAGAGCAAGTGGGCGAGGGCACAAGATACATGCAGTCCATTGTGGATATGTGGACAAATGCGGCAGAGGGCGCGGTGAGGAGCTACAAGGCTGCGGAAGGCACGGAGCAGCGCATTGAAAACAAGGCAAAGCCGGAAGCGACCAAGCTGAAGGAAGCGCCCAAGCAGAAGCCGAAAACGGAGCAGCCGAAGGCAAAGGAAAGCGCCGCCGAAACGGCGGAAAAAGCTCCTCCAAAGGAAAACGACGAGCTTACGAGGCTGCGGGACAGGCTTGATGCATTGAGATATACAGAAGTAAACGGCTTCGGCTTTGCAGTGACCGCGACTGCGGGAAAGGACGGGGAGGCTGTATATCGAGCACGCATAAACAGAGTTGCCTCCGACCCGCTTCACATCGAGGACGCAAAGGCGGTGTACAGCGAAGCCTTCACAAGCCTTGAGGACGCGATCGAGTCACTGGTTGCGGTTGCGGAGAACAACAATTTGCTCACGCCTGTCGAGGCGGACAAGGAAGCAACGGAAACAAAAGAAACCGTCGCACAAGAAGAAGCACCGGCAAAGAGCGACGAGAAGAACCGGGAGATGGAAAGCGGCACTCCGTCTGAAAAGACCGCTTACAGGATACTCACCGAGTATTTAGCTGCCGGAAAGAAGCTTACAAGCAAGGAGCTTTACAGCATTTGCGACGAGACCTTCAACGGCACTCAGGCAGAGGGAGCATATGACCGTAAAGCGGCATATGACGCGATGGAGCTTGCCGTGAACAGATACCTGCTCACAAACGCCGCAGATTTGAACGGAGACACGGCAGAAGACGCGAGAAGAGGGCTTGAACGAGTGCAGGGCATACTGTCGCTTCTCCCGACGCAGAATGTCCGTACACAGGAAATGGAGCAGTTTCAGCAGTTCTCCACGCCTCCTAACATAGCATACCTCGCGGCGTGGGCAGCAGACATAAACAGCTCCGACCTTGTTCTTGAGCCGTCGGCGGGAATAGGCGGCCTTGCTGCTTTTGCAAAGGCGTGGGGAGCGGAGGTAGCCGTGAATGAGCTTTCTGAACGCAGGCTTGCGGTGCTGAAAGCTATGGGATTCGACCATGTTTTCAACGAGAACGCAGAGCAGATAGACAACGTCCTTCCGGAGAGCATAAAACCGACGGCTGTGATCATGAACCCGCCGTTTTCTTCCACGGCAGGACGCACGGCAACGAATAAGACCTCAAACGCGGAGCGGCATATAAATCAGGCACTTGCGCGGCTGAACGACGGTGGAAGACTTGTTGCTATTCTCGGCAGAGGCATGGCAGATAAAGCCTACAGTAAGTACTGGGATAAGCTGCGGCAGGATTATAATATCCGTGCGAACATCTCTATTGACGGGGAAAACTATAAAAAGTACGGCACTACCTTTGATGTGCAGCTTGTTGTGATAGATAAAACAGGGGCGCAGGGCAGCGCAGAGACTGTTACGGGAAGCTACAAAGACCTTGCGGAAATACCAAATGTTTTGGAGGGAATAAGAAATGACCGAAGTGCAGAGACTGAACGCGACTCCGCTGTCGCAGGGGTTCAAGAAGCTTCTCCCGTGGAACAGGGCGGAGAGGGAACTGTACGTGCTCCAGTGGATACGGCAGACGGTGGAGCTGATGCAGGGGTACTGGAACTCGGGAGCAGACCCGGAAGTACTGGCGAACCTCGAAGCGCTGACATTCACGGAGAAGTACAGCGAGGCATACAGGATGCTTCTGCCGCCGACGGAGCCGCTGTACAGCAACAGCGAGCTGATGCGGCAGATAAAAAGAGTGGAAAGCGCACAGACAGAGGAGCAGATAGAGGAGAAGAGCGTAACACTGCTAGAGATGCTGGTGGACAACTCAACATTCAGCGACTCGGAGCTGGCGGACTTGAAACCGAGTCTGCACGAGGACAGGTAACCGAAAAGGGGCGGTCAAATAAGCGCAGTGATGACGGCGTTTATGCGGATTATGTCGCGCCGGAGCTGACAGTTAAGGGCAGCAAGCCGCACCCGGCAGTGCTTGTGGAAAGCTCGGCTATGTCGGCGGTTTCCATGCCGAAGGCGACATACACTCCTCACCTGCCGGAGAATGTTATAAAAAACAATCTTTCAACAGAACAGCTTGTATCTGTTACATATGCAGGTCAGGCGCACGAACAGACACTCCCAAACGGCGAACGCAAGGGCTTCTTTATCGGCGACGGCACGGGCGTCGGCAAGGGCAGAGAGATAAGCGGAATCATCTTGGACAACTTCGAGCAGGGCAGAGACAAGGCCGTGTGGATATCCATGAATGACAAGCTTTTCGCAGACGCGCAGAGAGACTGGGCTGACACGACCGGCAGAGGAAAAGATGAAATTCATCTTCAAGGAAAAACAAAGCTACAAAACAAAATAGACTTCGGAAGCGGAATTCTGTTCACCACATATCCAACACTCAGAACGGAGAAAGGGCAGCTCAGCCGAATAAATCAGATCGTCGAATGGCTAGGAAAGGACTTTGACGGAGTCATAGCGTTTGACGAGGCGCATAATATGGGTAATCTTCTCGGTTCAAGCGGCAAGTTCGGCAGAACGAAAGGCTCGGCAATGGCGGCGGCAGCCGTCAAGCTTCAATCCCTACTCCCAAAGGCGAGGGTGGTGTATGTATCGGCGACGGCGGCAACGGACGTTCAGGGGCTTGCATTTGCCTCGCGGCTTGGACTGTGGGGGCGCGGCACGGCGTTTACCGACGTCAACGATTTCGTGTCGAAGATACAGTCCGCCGGGCTTGCGGCGATGGAGCTTGTCGTGCGTGATATGAAAGCGATGGGCGTTTATGTTTCGCGCAGCATCAGCTACAACGGCGTTAGCTATGACACCGTGCAGCATGATCTTGACCCGATGCAGACCGAGATATATAACACCATGAGCCGCGCATGGCAGAAGACAATGGGCAGCGTGGAGGAATCCCTCAAGTCCACCGGTGGGGTACACAACAGCAACGCGAAGCAGCTTGCCATAGGCCAGTATTACAGCGCCATGCAGCGCTTTTACAATCAGGTTCTTACCTCCATGTCTATGCCAAGCGTTATAGCCGACATGAAAAAGGAGCTTGCGGCCGGAAAATCATGCGTACTCCAGATAGTAAACACGAACCAAGCCGAAGCCGACCGCCAGATAGCGAGCATAAAGGCGGACGGCGGAAGCCTTGACGACATGGATTTAACGCCGCGCGGGACGCTTATAGGCTATCTTGAAAACTGCTATCCCATTATCCAGTACGAGGAATACACGGACGAAAACGGTGCTGTAAGGTCGCGCCCGGTAACTGACAGCAAGGGGGAGCCGGTAATTGACAGAGCCGCGGTGAGAAAGCGCGACGCGCTTATCGAGGAGGTCAAGCAGATGGCCATCCCGGACGGCCCGCTTGAAATGCTGTTTAATGCGTTCGGCACGGATCAGGTTGCAGAGATAACCGGCAGAACGCGGCGCGTTGTGCCGCGCAAGCAGCCGGACGGCAGCATAAAAAGAGTTGAGGAGAGTCGCAGCAAGGCACACACGGCGGCGGACGTGCAGGCGTTTCAGGACGGGGATAAGCGAATACTTGTATTCTCGGACGCCGGCGGCACGGGCAAGAGCTATCACGCGTCCAGAACTGCGAAAAACCAGCAGCAGCGCGTACACTATGTATTGCAGCCCGGCTGGGTAGCGTCAAAAGCTGTGCAGGGCTTTGGCCGGACACACCGCAGCAATCAGAGCAGTGCACCTATTTATAAGCTCGTAACCACAAACATCAAAGGGCAGAAGCGCTTTACATCGACGATTGCCCGCAGGCTCGACCAGCTCGGCGCGCTTACCAAAGGGCAGCGAGACACCGGCAGCGGAATGTTCGGCGCAAAGGATAACCTTGAAACTGACCTCGCGCGGGACAGTCTGAGAGAATTTTACCGCCGACTCGGCAAAAACCAAATCGACGGTATTGACGGCATGGACACCTTGCAGCGGCTTGGACTAAAGAGCAAGTTCACGGATGAGTTCGGCGCGTTCAAGCTTGACGACTCAACGTCACGAGATATAAGCACCTTCCTTAACCGCATACTTGCGCTTGAGGTGGACGAGCAGAACACGCTGTTCGATGCGTTTATCAACATCTACGAGACGGAAATGGAAGCTGCGATTCAGGCCGGTACGCTTGACACCGGTATGGAGAATGTCAAGGCGGACAAAATCGAGATTGTTGACGACAAGGTTATCAAGGAGCAGGAGACAACCGGCGCTGCGACGCACTATATTCAGGCGAAGATCTATACCAAGCCCAAAATCATATCCACGGTTGCGGCGGCGGAGGGGCTGCGCAGCGGCTTCATGGGGATATACAAGACCAAAAACGGAGATATCCGCGCAGTGTACCGCATTGCGGACAAGACCACGGAATGGGGCGAGGTACAAAAGCAATACAAGCTGCAATCTCCGAATGCCGCCAAATCCTCCATATGGAAGGAGAGCAGCTTTGAAAAGAACGCTGAGCTGCTGCCAAAGGGCGAATGGCAGACCGAATGGGACAAGGAGATAAAAAAAGTCCCCGAATATAACGAGGACACTAAGCATATGCTCACCGGTACGCTGCTGCCGATATGGTACGCCCTCCCCGATGACGGCAACACAAAGGTGCAGCGGCTTGTTGCTGACGACGGCTCCACATATCTCGGCAGGGTAATAAGCCCGGACAAAATCGACAGCGTACTTAAGCGCTTCAACCTTAACCGGACAAAGGAAAACTTTACTGCGGAAAAGGTGATTGACTCGGCAATAAAGCGAGGAACGCGCTTTGACCTGACATATTACAGGGCGCAGCTGCTCAGAAGCCGCGTCAGTGGAGAATGGAGACTTGAATACAGGCAGCCGCAGAACGCATGGTATGTCGCACGGCAGTTCCCGGAGCTTATCCACGAGAAAATAAATTATCAAGACCGCTATTTCGTACCTCTTAATGATGAGGGGCGAGCAGTGCTTGACAAAATTCTCGAAGAAAACCCGGTAACAAATACGAGCGAGGGCAGCGACTCAGACGGCTATGTGCAGTATTCAAAGCGCGGCAGGGACGATTCCTCGGTCGATTCATACGACCCGGAAACGGCCAACGTGAAAGAGCAGATCGCGAACAGCAGTGCTGAGCTGAACAAGATGACCGTCGCGGCGACCGTTAACGCGCCTGCAAACTTCACGAGCAAAGAAGCGGCAAGTAAATGGGCTATCGCTATGCTTGAGCACACGGGATTTCAGGTTGACCGGAAGAACTTCGGGAAAATCTTTTTCTCTCAAAAGGATATCAAAACAAGCGTTAGGTATGCTGACACGGCGGCAGAGAAAGCCGCTTTCGCGGCTCTGCCGGCTGTGCTGAAAAAGGGCATAGAAATAGGCAGACACAGCAACCACAAAGCGCGAGGCAAGGAAACGGTTACTTTTGCGGCACCGGTTATCCTAAACGGTGTACGCGGTAACATGGGAGTGGTCGTTAATCTCAGGGGCAATCACTACTATGCGCACAGAATCGTGCTACCGGACGGCGGGATATTTGTTCTGTCAGAAAACGAAAATGATGCAGCACGAGAATTGCCCCGGGGAGTGACCATTTCTGGCTCTCTTGCCGACGCCACAAGTACTGCATCTGTAAATAGTATAGCATCCGGCTTGAATTTTGACAAGGAAAATTTTGCAGCAGAGGTTGACACGGAACTTTCAACACGCGCACCGGCGCTTTCAGACCGTGAGGTTCTGCAATATGCGGCTGAAAACATAGACGCAAGCACCCTCACACCGGCGCAGGCTGACGCGCTGAGAATATTCAAGGAGCGCGTTGACAGGCTGCAAGAGCTTCAGGAGCAGCGGCAAGAGCTGGGGCGTGAGTACCGCGAGCAGCAATTCAAACGACCGGTAGACCGCAACGCGGCGACGGTGACGAAAAACAGGATGGGCGTACTCGACGGAAAAATCCGGGCGCTCGAAAACAGCGTTGTTTCGCTTGAGGACAAGGATGTATTGCGTCAGGTGCTGAAAGAAGCGCGGCGTTTTGTTGAAAAACGCGAGCGGACGCTGGGCGCACTGAGGCTGAAAGAATACCGCGAAGCGCGCAACGAAAGTGCAAGCCTCAAGAAGTACCGCGCAAGAGTGCTTAAGGAGACTGAGACTCTGCGCGAGATGCTTATGAATCCAAGCAACAAAAACGTGCTGAAACGCGTACCCGGAGCAATACAGAAAACGGTAGCGGACTTTATAGGCGCGATAGACTTTAGCAGTAAACGGGCTTTGCGCGGCGGAGCGGCGACGCAGGCCGACCAGCGCATTATGTCACAGATGCGGGCAATGCGGGACGCTATCAAGGATAACATTGACCTTCAAGGCGAATACTCAGGGTACGCCGATTTGCCGCCTGACTTTATGGATAGCTTCCAGAAGCAGATAGACCGGATGCAGGAGTTAGTAAACGAGAGCAGCGGAGAGTATGTTATAAACAAGATGTCTGCCGCTGAACTGAGAGAGCTTGCGCACACGCTGCGAGATATACGCCGATATATTCAGGACATGAACCGCTTCCACGAAAACGCCATGTTCCAGCACGCTTACGATGCCGGTGAAGACACAATAGCCGACTTGGAGGCAAAGGGCAAGGCGCGGAGACTGCGCAACAACGAGATATATAACGGGCTTGCGTGGAAGTATATACGCCCCGTTTACGGCCTTGAACGTCTCGGAAGGGGCGGGAAGTCAATAAGTGACGAGTTCAGAAAAGGGCAGGCAAAGCAGGCATTCCTTGCAAAGCGGGTTATAGATTTCTCTGAAAAAGCTTATACCGCTAAGGAAGCGCAGGCGTGGAGCCGCGAAGTGAAAGCCGTACAGATAGGCGACTCGACCGTACACATGACGGCTGCGCAGGCGATGAGCTTTTATTGCCTTATGCGCAGGCCGCAGGCGAGGACTCATATCTTCGGGGACGGTATCCGCGTTGCCAACTTTGAAAACGGGAGGATGGTCTACCGCGACGAAGGGCACCGGCTGACGGTCGAAGAGGCAAACGCAATTATAAACAGCCTCAGCGAGCGCCAGAAGACCGTTGCAGACAAGTTGCAGAAGTTCATGTCCGAAGAGTGCGCCGAGTGGGGCAACTATGTCAGCCTTGCGCGCTTTGGGACAAAGCTCTTCGGCGAGGAGAACTATTTCCCGATAAACTCCGATGGGCGTTATTTGCAGGCCACAGCAGAAGAAAGCCCAAGCAACGCAAGCCTTTATGCGCTGCTGAACATGGGCTTTACCAAAGAGCTGAACGAAAAGGCGAGGAACCGCATAGTGCTGTATGACATCTTCGACGTGTTTGCAAACCACGCAGCGAGTATGACGCAGTACAGTAGCTTCGCTCTGCCGGTTCTTGACGCGCTCAAATGGTTCAACTACAAAAACGACGAAACATCGGTTCGCGACAAAATGGCGACAGCTTACGGCGCGCCGACTGAGGGCAAGCCGGGAAGCGGGTCGAAGAGCTATGCCGAAAGCTTTGTGCTGAATTTGCTCAAACAGTTCAACGGGACGGCGGCTCGCGGAGATTCGTATGACTCACGGGGAATAAAGGCTCTGCACTTGTTTAACCGCGCGCAGGTTGCCTATAACGTGCGAGTGATCGTGCAGCAGCCGATGGCCATTACACGCGCGGCGCAGATCATCTCACCCACGAAGCTTGCGAAAGGACTATCCATGTCTGCGATGCAGATGAAAACCCTTGCGGCGGAGATGGAGGCGCACAGCGGAATAGCGGCGTGGAAAGGACTCGGCTTTTATGACACGAACATCTCACGCGGCCTCACGGCACTGATAAAGCATGATCAGAGTTTTGCCGGCAAAGTTACGGAAGCAGGCATGACAGGCGCGGAGCAGGCAGACCGCTTTACGTGGGCGGCTATGTGGTATGCCTGCAAGGACAGTGTGAAGCGCAGCGACTACAAGACCGAGGGCGAGTATTTTGACGCAGTAACGGAACTTTTCGAGGACGTCATATACAAAACTCAGGTTGTCGACAGCGTACTTACAAAGGCGGAATTTCTGAGAGCGCAGGGATTCTTCCCACGAATGATGGGCTCCTTCATGTCGGAGCCGAGCGCGACTGTATCCATGCTTATGGACACGTATATGCAGTACACCGACGCGCTTCAAAGCGGCATGAGCAAAGGGGTAGCGTGGCAGAAGTACGGAGATACCATACGCAGGACTATAACGGTATATGCCATCGGGCAGGTGCTCATATCTGCGGTTCAGGCCGTGGCGGATGCATGGCGCGACGACGATGACTACCAGACATTCTGGGAGAAGTATCTCGAAGCACTCAAGGGGAACCTTGTTGATAATCTGCTTCCGTTCGGCAATATCCCGTATGTTTCAGAACTGTATGACCTTGCAAAGAACCTTTTATCAAAGTTTGGCGTGGACACATACGGCAACAGCATTTCAAACGGATGGATGCAGTATGCGCAGTATCTTGAAAGAGCGACAGAAATCTTCGCGGATAAGATTCGCGGCAACAATACGCGGTACACCACATGGGGTGGCGTGTACAACCTGCTGCGCGCCGTGGCCGGCATGACCGGGTTGCCTTTGGCTACAGCCACACGCGAGGTCATCGACGTGTGGAACAACACCATAGGCGCAGCAAACCCTGACAGGAAGATAAAGACCTATGATTCCGGCGCAAAGGCGAGTATTAAGTACGCATATCAGGACGGTTATCTGAGCTTCGACGAGGCGGTTGAAAAGCTCCGCGAGAAGGGCGTGGAAACCGACAAAAACAAGGCGTACTTAATGGTCAAGAGCTGGGATACGGGCGGAAAGTACAGCGAATTGACGGCTGCGGCTGCATCCGGCGACCGGGCAGCGTTCAGAGCGGCGCTGCAGGAACTCGTAGAACACGGCGTTGCGGAGAAAGACGCTTACAATGCGGTGAGGAAGGATATCAAGGAACGGTATCTGGACGGAGACATCACCGAAGTGCAGGCAATAAGCGCGCTTACTGCGTTCGGTGACAAAGACCGCGACGAAGCGCAAGGCTATGTTCAGGGCTGGCAGTTCAGCCGGGATTACCCGCAGTATGACTGGACGGATGCTGAGATAACAACATACAGCACAGACATAAAGCGCACGGGGATAAGCCCGGATGTATTCGACAGGTATCTCACAGAACTTGATAACTGCAAGGGAACCGACGATGACGGCGACGGCAAGACCGACAGCGGCAGCGTCAGGGCGCAGGCGATTGTTATGATAGATGCACTTCCGATAAGCGCGGCGCAGAAAGACGCGCTGTATCTTCTCAACTGGAAGGAAAGCACTCTGAGCAAGACGCCGTGGCACAGCTAAACACAAGATCGGGAGGGGGGATTTATTCCCCCTCCTTTTTATTGATAATATATAGCGCAGGGGTGATAACCATGATAATAGGGCATGTGCGCGGGCAGGAACTAAAACTTGACCGCACGACCATTGCCGCGGACAGCATCAAATATCTTGAGGCGGAGTTTCACTTCGCGGGGCGCGACTGGGACGGCTACGTCAAGACAGCGTACTTTATCAACGGCGCGAGCAAATTCGCGCTGGTGCTCGCTGACGACCGCATAACGGCGGACATGGGGCTGAACCTTACCGCTGGGGAATGGGAGGTCAAGCTCAGCGGCGTAAAGGGAGACTCGCGGATAACCACGACCACAGAGCGCATATATGTGCGCGAGTTCGGCAGCACTGAGGGAACGCTCCCGGACGTTACGCCGACGCAGGCGGAGCAGCTGCTTGCCAAAATCGGCGACATGGCGCTTGAGAGCGGCAAGTATTATTCGCAGGGCGGCGTGAAGTATCTTTGCACACGCGACACAGGCATAGCGGTATATCAGCCGCTGGCCGATCTGGTCGGCGTATATGTTGAGGAGGTAACAGAATGACAAAGACAAACACCGGGCTCGTCGAGTACGCGCTGGCACAGTTGGGCAAACCCTACTGGTGGGGAACCTTCGGACAGACGGCGAACGCCGGACTGCTCGCAGCCAAGCGACAGCAGTACCCCGGCTATTACACAGCCGGAGACTTCCCGGCGCAGTTTGGCCAGAAGGTACACGACTGCGTCGGGCTTATAAAGGGCTACCTTTGGTGTGACACACCGGACAGCGAGCCTATATACAAGGCGGTGCAGGACGTCGCGGTAAGCGGGCTATTCATAGCCTGCCCCGAAAGCGGCAGCATCGACACCATGCCTGACATACCGGGCGTATGCGTGTTCATGCGGGACATGTCTCACGTCGGCGTTTACGTCGGCGACGGCTATGTCATAGAGGCAACCGGCCACGCGCGGGGCGTGGTCAAGACCAAGCTTGCGGGACGCGGCTGGGGGCTGTGGGGTAAACCCCGCTGGATAAGCTACGAGGCTGCTGCCACTCCAACACAGCCTGCACAGACCACCACACAGGCGACCGCCTCGGCGCTGACCGTCACCGGCTTGCCGCTGCTGCGCTACGGCGACAAGGGTGAGTACGTCCGCTCGGCGCAGCTGCTCCTCATCGGGCGCGGCTACTCCTGCGGCAGGTGCGGCGCAGACGGCGAGATAGGGCAGGACACCTATAATGCAATCATCGCTTTTCAGCGCGCCTGCGGCTTGCAGCAGGACGGTATCATAGGCGCTCAGACTTGGGCGCGGCTGATAGGAGGTTAAGGCATGGCGTTTACTCTGGAGGACTTGGCTGTAAAATACGCAGAAACGGAAGCGCGGAGCAAGTCCAACACACACAGGATCGACACACTGGAGAAAAATCAAAAGGCGCTTAACGAGCTGACCACGTCCGTCAAGGTACTCGCAACCGAGCAGAGCACCATGAAGACGGACATAGGCGAGATCAAAACCGGTCTCAAAACGCTTACGGACAAACCCGCCAAGCGCTGGGAGGCCATCGTAGATAAGGCAATATGGCTGGTAGCCGGTGCGCTTATTGCGTTTGTACTGGCACAGCTTGGACTCTGAAAGGGGGTGAAAATATGGACTTTGGTATCGCAACCGTAGCAGCCATAACCGTGATCTGCTATCTGGTGGGGCAGGCCGTCAAGGCATCCGGCCTTGACAACAAGTGGATTCCCATCATCTGCGGCATCGTCGGCGGCATCCTCGGCGTTCTCGCCATGCGCTTCATGGCAGACTTCCCGGCGCAGGACTACATAACCGCAGTTGCAGTCGGCATTGTATCCGGCTTCGCGGCGACCGGCGTCAACGAGGCAGTCAAGCAGCTCAAGCAGTAATTAAAATCAAAGCGCCGTCCATATGGGCGGCGCAAAACAAATCCTTGTAAACCGACGCGGAGAACACATGAAAGAATCCGTTAAACAATTCTGCTCGCTCAACGGCCTCGGCGATGTAACCGCCGAGATGCTTTATGACGCATACATAGGGAGTGAGGCCAATGACGACAGCAGAGATAAAAAGCAGCCTGACGACGCCGGGGGCGAAGTGCAAGCTGCAATTCCCGCGGGAACTGCGGGAACAGTTTGAACGCGATTGCGGTTTTACCGACGAGGAGCTAGAGATATTCCGGATGCGAGCGCAGGGCATGAGCATCATACAAATCTCGTTTGCGCTTGGCCGCACGGAGTATTACAGCACCGAGAAGGTGGAGCGCCGCATACGCAGCATAAAGGACAAGATAGCAGCCGCGATTGAGGGATAATTGCGGGATAATTGAGGGCAAACCGACGGGTTAGCCCTCTTTTTTTATGCGATGATATAGGCAACCAAAAGGCCTTTGGAATATTTTTAAGGAGGAAACCACTATGGCAGAATACGTAGCAGGACGCGGTACAACCGCACTCGGTATCATCGGCACCGTACTCGGCGGGCTGGCAACTGTGGGCGAGGCTCTTCCGGCGATGAATGGCGCTGCGGGAAATGCTTGCGGCGATTTCGTCACGAAGGAAACCTTTGAGCTTCAGAACCAGCTCGGCGCGGAGAGAGCGAAGAACGCGATTCTTGAGGCGGACAAGACCACCGACGCGAAGATCGTCGACGTCTACAAGCAGCTTGCCAGCCGCGACATCGAGATCGAGAAGCGCCTCGGGCGGCTCGACGTGGAGCAGCAGGCGAACAAGGACTCCTTCCTCATGCTGCAGCAGGTAATGGCAGCGAACAAGGCGGAGCTCGAGTGCGCCATCAAGCGCGAGAAGGACGAGCGCAAGTGCAGCGACAACACCATTGTCACCTATGCAAACGCTACGTTCTATCCGAAACAGGTGGCAGACGTCACCGTCGGCACGGCAACTACGGCGCAGACGCTGTACAACCCCCTCCCCGTCTGCAACTGCTAAACAGCAACCAGGGGCGGCCTGTGCCGCCCCTGCGTGTTAAGGAGGAAGTATTATGGTTACAGTAGAACAGCTGAGGCGCGGGATAGCGGAATACTTGGACGCTGAAATCGCGGCAAAAATAACAGGCTGGCAGAAGTGGGTTTTCTCTGCGGCCTGCGCTGCGTATCTCGCGCAACTGCCGAGCATTATGAGGAAAGCCTCTGAAAATAAATATATAGCGGCTATGGCGGTTATGGACAACGCCGGGAACGTAGACGTGGACAAGGCATATGAATATCTTCGGCCGGCCGCCGCACAGTGCCCTGCGCCTATATCCATTCCCGGCATGGGGACGATAACCCTCACGGAAAGCGACGTAGACACACTTTATAACTATATCACACATTCGTAAAGGAGATTTTATGAAAGAAATCAAATGCCTGTACGCTAACATCCGCGACGAGATGGAGGATGCTGAGAAATACGCGAACCTTGCCCTCAAGTATAAGGACGGGGATCGTGAGCTTGCCGACACCTTCGAAAACTTGTCCAAGCAGGAAGTGACCCATGCTGAGGCACTACACGCCGAAGCGGTACGCCTGATAAAGGATTACCGCAGCAGAAACGGGGAGCCGCCGGAGGGCATGAAAGCCGTGTACGAATGGGAACATGAGCGCATGATCGGCGATATGGCGGACGTTAAGCGGCTGCATGAGCTGTACCGAGGGTAAAGACGAAAAGCGGCGAGCTGCAAGCATGTAGGCTACGATGTAGGCTACGCAACAGAACTTTGCAGAACTCAACGGAGTCTATCAGCGTATATGGCCGGTTGAGACAATCGAATATTTTAAACTTAGGCAAAGAAAAAGTACCAAGAATCAGCCGTTTTTGATTGATTCTTGGTACTTTTGGCGCAGAAGGAGGGATTTGAACCCTCGCGCGCTTTTTACACGCCTACTCCCTTAGCAGGGGAGCCCCTTCGGCCTCTTGGGTACTTCTGCACATTGCCGCTAAAGTATAATAGCATAGCCGCGCGGCGATGTCAAGAAGTTTATTTGT